TGGTGTAAACAGCACTAGATAGCTCCTATGCGTTTCTTCTTTCGAGCCAGGTAATTGAAGGCCGAACCGCTGGCATCTACCTGATCCTTATAGCGAGAGTGCGGGAAGTAACGCAATTCTTCTACATAGTCCTTAGTCCAATGGCGTTTGAGTATGTGGACGTTGCCGCCACCAACTTGACTGGAGAAAGGATAAGCACGTGTCTCTTTATCGCTTGTGGGGTGGTGTGGAATCACATGAAAGCCCGCCAGGTTGCGAATGGTGTTTTCGCCTGATTCTTTGCCACCGCTGCCACCTTCAATTTCGATGATGATTCTAACTTCTTCTTTGTCTTTCTCAGCAGCAATCAAGATCTGCTCTTCTCGCTCGGTCGAGCCCCATTGTCCACGGATGACATCCAGCACCCAAAATTCTCCGGCAGTGTCTATACCCATCAAAACGCCCACAGACCAAGCCCCACCATCTTTTGTTCCGGCCTTGTCCCAAGAGCGAACCATGCGGACAATTTGACGGGTAACAGCATCGTGATATTGCAGCTTATCCACCTTGAACATACCGCCACCCAGCGGCACCGGATCTTGCAAGATTTGGGACGAATATCCGTAGTCACCCAGCTCTTTCTTTAGCTCATCTAAAACATTTCTAGGCATGCGGTCAGGATCTAACAGCCCGTCTCGATAAAAGCTTTTCAGTTCGGGCGGAGAGATTCCATCCGTCAACTCACCTGGCAAGCAAACATGCCTGACCTTGGGCTTGAGGAGCATATCACCACTGGGATCTGACTGATGCAAACGCTGCTGGATGAGAATGGTAGTAGATACCTTCTTGTTGATTCTGCGGGGCGGCAGAGTGGTGCTCATCCATCGGTTGACCTGCTTTAGATCCGCTTGACTGTAAGCTTCCTCGGGATTGATGGGGTCATCGATCAAGAGGAAGTGTCCATGAACACCAGTAACCGCTCCATTAACTCCGCAGGAATAGCGATAACCACCTTTTGTGTTAACAAAGAGTCCTTTGGTGTTTTGGTCTTCCCGCATTTGGATGTCCGAAAAGCACTCTTTATATTTTTCGGATTGAACGATGTCCCGTGTGCGGATGGAGTCTTTAAGTGCAATTGGATAAGCATAGGAAGCACAAATAAACTTAGCCGATGGCATCTTAGTCCACACCCAAGCCGGAAACATCTGGCTGCAAATAGTTGACTTGGTGGAACCGGGCGGCACGTTGATCACTTCGTCATACTCTCGGGGCAGTCCCAAAAAGACACGCTCGGCAATCGTTTGCAGCTCGTCGCAGATAAACTTAATGTGCCAGTTAAGCTGGGGCTCTTCCTGGACGATCACCTCCCAGAATTCCCGCAGGAATTCATAGAAGCTTTGGCGGCAGATAGAAGCTACAAAATTCGATTCACGAAATTGCATTTATCCTGTCCAAAGAAGATTTCGACGCGGATGTCCTCTGCTTGCTTTGCTGTAAGGATGACAAGCCCTTGCTCCGTGAGAACATGGGTGCCTTCACGGATCACTTGCTGGTAGGGCTTGCCGATAGACTTTGCCCACAGCTCATATTTCCAAACATTCGGATCCAGCTCTTGAAAACTGAATATGGGCTGATTGATTGGATCATCAGTGCATTTGCTAAATCGAGACTCAACTTCCAGATGGGGGATCAGGATCTTCATCAATTACATTATCCCTTCTCAAACCCATCTTTGTCCGTGCAAGATTCACAGTAAACACAATCCCGATTCGGAGCCAGCTCTTCGAGCGAGAGTGGTTTGGACTTATCACCACTCCAAGCTGCAGATCCAAACCAGTGCACAGCTAGATAGATAGCAGCGTATTCCCAGAAAGCACACCCAAGCACCCACATGCCCTCTAGCAGCACTTTGTCAGCAACAGCCTTTGGTGTTCGCTGCCAGCGGTAAAGATAGTCATGCACGATAGCAGCTTTGCCATAGTCGCCCCAGGGTGGGAGTATCGACCAGAACAAACGAGGGACCGAAGCTCCATCCGTCAGGAAGTTTTTGGGGATGGTGAGCGTAAAGCCCAGCAGATCAGATGCATAGAGGAAAGGCTGGTTGATGCGTGCTAGGCGTTCGCTCCGGTTTGGGGTAATGTCAAGCTCGCCAGTGAATTTGCTCATTTGTCACATGTTTAATCTTGCGAGCGGTTGACGTCCAGTCTAAACCGGCTATTGCTATGGAAACTGTGTTGAACATTTGGCAGGCTGTCAAGACGGTGATCTTCCTCATCGGGAAAGCAAAACACCTGGTGCAGAAGATCGAAGCAGTCAAGCAAGTGATCAAAGCAGACATCTCCTCCACTAAACCTAGAACCCCAGGACAAACAAAGATGAGCATTACATGGGCGGCAGAGCAAGCTGCCTCACTCAAGTTCAAAGGCACGCCAGACGACAACTCCACTCCGTTTGAGCTGACCTTGACCCCCAATGGAGACAACAGCCAGACTAACGTTGCCTTAGCACAGGGGACACAGCAACTCGGCAACTTCAATGTGCCTGGTGGCTACTCGGCCGTTAAGAACCTGTTCGGCTCGGTCGCAGCAGCTCTGTAGTTTTACACTGGTGTAAATCGCAACGCCCCGGTGATTTCATATCTCACCGGGGCGTTTGCTTTTTGGGCTGGGCACTCTGTGCGGTCGTGTGGGGACTAAGCTTTGTTGTTGCTCATAAATGCCAGAACAGATCAACGGCGATGGTGATGAGCACGCACAGACTGGCAAATGCAATGACGATGATTTCAATTCCACTCATAGGTTTTTAACTATGACACAGCAGCACTATCAGGGATCAACCTGCTTTTGGTTTAGGACTCTGTCGGGTGTAGGCTCCATGTCCATGCAAGGAAACTTGAAACGGTCATAGGCTTCCATCGTCCAGGGGAAGTGATGCTGGGCAAACATCTTCATCGCTTTGCCATACTGCTGGTGCTCCCATTGGGCGTGGGGATCGTCACGCAAGGAGAAGAAGTGCAGCAGGTTTTTCAAATCCCAAGTGCAATAGAACTCGGTGTAGATGTTGAGCGGCAGAACCATACGAGCCATCTCGCGGGCGACGCCAGCATCCAACATGCGTTCATAAAGCGCATAACAAGCCTTGCAATGATTTTCGAGCTGATGTCTAAAAAGCTGATTTTGAGTTACTGGATTGCCGACTGTATTTATTACCTTCTCCCATTCTGCCGCGATCACTGAGCCTTGCTTGTTCTTGGTGTCCTGGGCTCGCCATTTGTCAGGGATGTAAAAATCATCCGGCAGTTGGGAGTAGCGAGCGGATTGCTCGTTTAGGTTCTGCATGCGGTGCCGCACGTATTGCCGAGCAATGAAGATGGGCATTTTGATGTTAAACGTCATTTTGCACATTTCGAAGGGCGATGTATGGCGGTTCTTGTAAAGATAGAAGAGCAGCTTTTTGTCGACTTCATCACCCTTGGATGCCGACTTGTAGCTGACACGAGCAGATTCTACGATTCGCTGATCGGTGCCCATCACGTCCACGAGGCAGACAAAGCCTTTATCAAGGACTTTGATTGTTCTGCCCTTGTTCCACTGATTGATGTCTTCGTCTTCTTCCATAGCTGGTTTAGTGGAGGAGATGTCTGCTTTGATCACTTGCTTAGCGATTTCCAAGAATTGTTTTGCCTGTTCGGTCGTCATAAATACATTATCCCATCTCGATTTGCACTGGTGTAAATCAAGCAGCAGCTTCGCTTTGGACAGCTATGGCCTTTTGATTAGCATCTTTTGCTTTCTTCGCTCGAATGGCTTCAAGGACTTTCTTCTTGGTTTCCAGATCCAAGTCGAGATCATCAATCGAAAAGTCTTGAGCCATTCCTGTGTGTTCGAGCGTCAGCTTCTCACCGTAACCACGATCCGCATTGAGCGTCTTATTGACGAAGACAATAGCTCCGGGATGGCGGTCTTCCACCAGCTCAATCAAGCGTGACTCGAAAAAGTTCTTTTTATGCCAGTTGATCTCCATGACGACCTTTTGGAAAGAGAGATCATCACGTCTCCACAACTCCAGGGTATCGCGACTAATTCCAATCTGGGCACATGCTTTAGATAGATCAAAAGCAGAAGCAACCAAAGCATAAACAAAGAGCGATTGTCTGATCTTTAGTCCCGATTTTCGAAAGAGCTGTTCCACCATTTCACCCGTAGTGGTGAATTGCAATTGCTTCCAAGTGGCCTGTGCTTCCTTGCTGAGACGGTGGAAGACGAAGTCTGCTAGCGTACCAGCTTCCTTCTGATATTCATCGGCAATCGTCTTTGCCAGGACAAGCTCAGGATGGGTTTTTAGCCGCTGTTGCAGGGCTGAATGATGCTCACCAAACGCCCTGGAAACGCGATAGAGCGATTTGCTGTGATGGTAAACAATGCAAAATCGCAACAGGTAGGAAAGAGGCAGCAGTTTCTTCTTGTAATGTTTCTTCACTGGACAAGCAGACTATTGCGAGAGAATAGGTGCTGTCAATCTCGGTTCAAGTCTGCTTATATTCTCCGATGATTTTGGTAGCAATGCGACGAGCTTTCTCGATCCGATTGCAATATCGACAGGGTCTGCTACCACTGGGGTTTACGGGTGGAAGTCCGCACTCGCAAGATGAATCCAATGCTTCCTCATACAACTCAAATGCTTGTTTGAGCTGCTGCACTTCGTTTTCTTCGCAGCCCTCAGAATCACCCGAATCAACACCGGTTCTGCCCTGATCGATATCAAGAATTTTCTCTGTTAGTTCCCGCAAGAGCTTGCAAACAATGCTGAGGTTGTGGGGCGTAGTGCGATTATTTTCAATCCGCTTCGCCTCATCGAATATCTGCTTGAATGTCATGGATGGATCTGATCTAGGACGTTGCTGATCTCGGCTTCGCGGCGGGTGTTGTCTTGCCGTGCTTCTTGTCGGATGATGGTGGATGCACCGCTCAGCAGCAGGTAAATCCCGAGTGCGATGACAGCCCAGAAAATAAGGTGCAGTTTCATTTTCAATACTGATTGAAAAACCTATCCCACGCATGAACCTCGAAGCCCTGATCTCGTTGACCCTCAACCCAAAGAACAGCAGACCGAAAGCATCGAATTGCAGCCCTCCTAATAGCGGCAGGAGTGTAATCCTCAGCTTGCTCATTGAATTTGATCGCATCGCTCTCCACGTCAACACCCTCCAAAGTTGTGATCTTATAAGTGATCTCTAAATATGCCTCACGCCCATCGAACACAATGGATTTAAGAGCTGTATGTGTCATTGGAAAGTCTCCTCGTGGCCGTCATTGAACCGAATCACTTTAACGGTGGCTGCCATCTTCTCCCGCCATTCCTTGATGTCCTGGGCGAGTTGAGCTTTGCGGATGGCTCGGGCTAGTTTGTCGTTTCTCATAAGTCTCTACTAGATCAATGGTCGTCGTTATTGTAAACGACTTCGGGATCATGAGCAGCAAGCCATTGCTGTCCCACTTCCACCCGACGGGTTGATGGTGTATAGAGGATCCTCGAAAAAGTGCCACCAGGATAATGTCGCGTAAATCCTGTCTTCCAGTAGGCATTGCCAACCAATTCAGGAGCTTTGTCACCATCAACCACACGCACGGGATAAGGATAGGTTTCGCCAGCCAGTTTTCGGATTTGTTTTTTTGTTATCATAAGTCTCTACTAATTAAAAACGATTTTCAAGCCTCGGTGGTAACCATCGCTGCCAATTCCGCACGCATTTCTTCAAGATGAGTTTTGCACATCCCGTGGGACACTTCGTAGCCCTGCTGTCTCAATTCGGGATACTTCTCGAAGATGGAGAGCTTAGGCCAGCAGCACATGCACACAGAGATCAGTCCTTCGCTCACGATCCGGTAATCTTGATTTTGACTCATACTAGTTAAACCCATTTTGAGATCTATTTGGTAACCGAGACGAACTTCGGCCATTTCCGCATGGCCGATTCAATGGAGTCCAGCTCGGCGGACGTGTGTGCATTGCAAAGCCGCATGGTGCGGACAAGCTCACCCTCTTTCATGCTGGCAGAGATGGTGCCGTTATCTCCTTGTCTCACATAGTAACAGACAAAAGCCCTCCCGCTAATATCCACGTCCAGAGCGTAAATACTAGTCACGATGTCCATCCCAAAGACATATGGAGCGATGTCACCTACTTTGAGATTCTGCACGTCCTCCCGCGTGGGCATCATGTAGTTTTCAGCAGGGAGTTTCATCAGATGAATCTGAGTCTTTGTTGTTTCCATTCTATTGAGTAAAAACAATCTTCTCAGACGGATGGTAACCAGCCAACAATCAGACACACCTGAGACAAATTCTACATCATTCAAAGACACACGTCTCAATTCATTTTAAGACATGTCCAATTTTTGGAATCCAAAAAGCAATCACAAAAAAATGGATTTCTTCCCTCTCCCGGATTTTTCCATCAAAATCGAATTAGGGTATAGGTTTTTCAAAGGAGGGTTTAGGGTATAGGTTTTTCGAAAGGAGGGTCACCCTCCTTTTTAAACATTTGGTAATCGTGCAATCTTTCGCAATTCCCTCAGCTCTCGCTTGCTCGCTTCGGCCGGGTCCTTGGAGTCAATCTGGACATTCTGGGTCTCGCCCGGAAAACCGCTAAGCTGGCTGCAAAGTCGGTTGGCTCGGACTTGAGCCTCGATGCTGGAATCAAAGCAGACAACCCTAAATGGTATTTTGGCCAGCCGAAGCACTTGAGCTGTGGTGAAAGCGGTCCCACACAAAGCCACCGCTCCAGGACCGACAGCCCAGGCGTCAACAGGACCTTCCACGATCAGGACACTATGCAAACAATAGTCCACTCCATAGACACACTTCTTGATGCTGACTGATTCTTCGGTGGCACTGGCTGAGATATAGCGTTGTGAAATAAAATCCCCTATCGCCCGCGTGGTCCAGGTTACCCGTTTGCCATCCTGGATTACTGGAATATAGATTCTCCAGGATAATCGGTGAGAAATGCCTATTCCCTCGACTTGCCAGAATGCCTCTATTTGTTTGCTATTTAACCCACGACGAGCCAAATAGTCCCGGTGGGGTGCCTGTAGGGGTCCACGGCTATTGGGCTCTATTAGCCCTTTTCTGAGTTCGACTTTGGTAGTTTGATACTCTCGGTCCTTCCAAACCTCTTTAGCTTCCTCATCAGACAGACCAAGCAAGACGAGAGTTTGAATCGGATGATGACCGCCACAACGCCAGCAGGAAAAGAACCTACCATCTTCGTTAAACCCAAGATGGTAATTGTCGGAATGACAATGCGGGCATTCGCGAATTTGGACCCATCCAGGACGGCAGTGATGGTGACCATCCTCCAGGAAATCAATTCCGTGCTGTTGCAGCAGATCCTGAACTTTTGACATATCCCTCCATGAATTCAAGCACTGCCTCACGCATAGTTATCCCCTTGGTGATACAAGCAGCCTTGAACGAGCGCCTGAGTTTCTCTGGCACATTGGCCAGAATCATTTGCACACCTTTTTCTTTATTCATATGGCCTTTAAAAGCAGTTCTACCAAGTCCACATCGCGAACATGCCCCTTGCCATCAAGCACGGCTGAGAGCACTTCGGCTTTCTTTTGCAGGAGCTGAATCAGATGCTCTTCGATAGTGTCCAGAGCTACGAGATTATAGATGATCACTTTCCTCTTCTGTCCAATCCTGTGAATCCGATCCTGTCCTTGCCCGTAGTCAGCCGGAGTCCAGGGATAGTCTAGAGAGACAAAAGTGCTGGATGCTGTCAGGTTCAATCCCATGCCAGCCGCTTTCCAGTTACCAAAAAAGTAATGGGTTCCGTTATTGGATTGAAACTTTCTGACAGCTTCGAACCGCATCTTTCCCGAGACCCGGCCATCAATAAAAACGCTGTCAGAAAAATGCTTTCGCAACCGATTTATAACTGCTGTATGCATTGTCAGAGCAACTACCTTTTGATCGGGATGAGTCTCACGAAATTCTTCCAGCCATTCAATGATCTTAGGGAGTTTTAGCTCGGCACACAAACGGAGCAGATATCCCACCTTTGCCAGAGCTTTGCTTCGCTTAGCTCTTCGAGCCCGTGCTAAACTGATCCCGGAGAGCCATTGAATGAATCTCTCCTTGGCTCGATTATACTCTTTGTAACTCGATAGCCTGAGCGGTATCACTTTGTAGATCTTATCTGGCAACTCTGGGAGCACGTTCTTTTTCAGCCGTCGAATCATGCATTCCCGCTTCAAGGTTTCGTTTAATTCGGGAATGTTTTTGGCTCCGTCGAACTTCCAGCCCCATCGGGTCTTGCGTGGACGGCAAAACCGCCAGAGATATTTACCATGATCGGGATACAAATCTGGTCGCACGAAATGAATGGCAGACCAGAATTCAGAAGGACGATTGCTAATCGGAGTGCCACTTAAAGCTAGCCTGGAAACCGCATAGCGAGCGAGAACGTGAGCAGCCGCTGTCCTCTGGGCTTTCACATTACAAATGTAATGACATTCGTCCAGGATTACAATTCTTGGCTTGACCTTCATCAGCTCATCAAGCCATGCAATCAAAATGTGATAGTTCAGAATGATGAGCTGGCTGCCATCCAATGGCCTGGAGTTGACGCCTTCGAGCACTTGAGATCTCATGCCAAAATGCTGCATGGCTTCCGATTGCCAGGCATACTTGACACTAGCCGGAGTCACAATGACCGCTGGCCTATACGCTGGGATCTTGTTAATCCAATAAAGTGCCATCATGGTCTTACCAAGTCCCATTTCATGACCCAGGATTGCACGCCCCCGAAAGCTATAAATTCTTCTGACATCCTCAAACTGAAATGGAAGGAGCTTAGTCACAGGTTATTTACACCAGTGTAAGAGCCCGAAGGATTCTTGCCCGAACGGCACGTTCTCGAACCTGAGCCTGCACTTGCCTCAGAAAAAGCAGGCGTCTGTTCTGACTCGTCCCACCATTCAAACACTCTTGAATTTCGTGCATCACAATCAAAAAGTAGTCCTCGTCCCATCCAAGGTTGAATCCGAGGTGCTTTTTTATGCGAGCAACAAATTGCCAGGGCTCGACCACGGTTGAATCAATGATCTCTCGTGGACTCTCTCGAATGAGTCCCA